CGAGAACCGATCCCGACACTGGTCTCAGTACTCAACGCCTACGCTGGGAACCATGTCATCTTCGTAGAGCCGAAGGCGTTGGGTAACTCGTGGCGTGTCAACACCCTACTTCCGCTACTGAACAGCTATGCCAACTCTACCCAACGAATTATCTGGAAGAGCTATATCAACGCGCCCGAGTTTGCAAACGCCAAGGCAGCAGGGTACACTACGTGGGGATACATCCTAACGGCTGATCCTGCTCACACGAATAACCTCGGCACCCTGATACCCAACCCCAACATCGACCTAATCGGCGTCCAGACCTCCGCGTCAGACGCGTTTGTGACAGATGTTGTCAGCCGAGCCAACGCGGTCGGGAAGAAGGTCATCATGTGGGAAATTCACACGATTGCGGAACGAGATCGAGCAGTCGCGCTTGGATGCGTTGGGATGATGACTTCAAATCTGTGGGTGGTCCTCCCGAAGTTCCCGTAGCCAACAATAAAAGAAGGCCCGTACTGGAAAGTACGGGCCTTCTTTTTTATAGTCTATAGAACAGTGAAGCTCTGTAGGTCCAGACCGATCTCGGAATCGACTACGAAAGCCATAAGACCGGGATCAGAGTCTGATCCGGACTTGTTGGCCCACCAGTCGCTACCGTTGTCCAGTGTCGGAGTAGCAATCCAGTACTTCTGCTTGCCTGTCTTGCGGCTACGTCCTGAAGGCTTGAGGCCCAAGGTGTGGTAGTGCGCGGTGATAAGGATATCAGCGTCTGCGATTGGTGAGTTTCCGTGGACCTGCTTGGCCCACCAGTTCTCCATCTGTGCAAGCGTGGAGTCCTCGCCGTGTACAAGGCCGATGTCCAGCCCCTGAACGGGGACAGAAAGGCCTTTCTCCCAGTCTCCGGGGTAGAGGAAGTCCACATGCCCGAAATCGCTTGGAGCGAGCTTGTAGGCCTTCTCAATCTGCTTCAGGAGGAACAGGCCCCAGTCATCGGACGGACGGCCTAGAATGTTCTTACCGTTTCGCCATGCTGAGTGGTTGGAAGGAACACCGCCTACAGTCACCTTGTCGTGAGTCTGGGCCAGAAGAGTGATAAACTCCTGCTCCAGTGTTCCGGCAAGATCAAGCTGCTGCATGATGCTGAGATCGTTGGTGAAGCCCTGCTGTGCAGTGTTCTCGAAGCTCTCAACAACGTCTCCGCCGTCAAGGAAGACAGCCTCGGAACAGTTCTGTTCTGCAATATACTTGCGTAGTCGCTCTTTCTTCTCCATGACTCGTTCGACAAGTGCAGCAGAGTCTCCGCGAGAGCCTACCTTACCGGCCTGAAGATCGGAGAAAGGTACAATCAGAGTACGATTACTTGCCTTGGGGGCCTTCACCTCCATGGTGGAAATCAGAGGCTTGACATTCTTGACTTCCGCATATAGAGTTGGAAGATCGAAGGTGTTGGGGTTCTTTCGGACGAGGTCCAGCTTGTATGCTGTACGCCACGATCCGTCATAGACCTGCCACTTGGAGAATTTAATAGTACCAATAGGCTCAAACTCGTCAAGGTCTCCGATCTCGGCTAGAATAGCAGAGAAGTCCGTGATCTTGTCATCCTCCTGCGGAGGTGTAACAACGATACCGGTGTCTCCATCAATCTCTACCTTTGCTTCCCATCCCTTGGGAGCCTTGACAGGTGTTGGTACACCCAGTAGAGTAGTCGGAGTATCTGTTTCTTCGGGATTCGTCACTTGTGTCCTTGCGTGGAATCTGATGTGATTTGACAACGCATCGGATGAGATGGTAATGTTGTGGGTATAAGCCAAGAACCGGGAAATCTCAGTGTACGGGCAACCTTTGCGGAACATCTCGTGGAGTTCGTGGATAAGGTCTGTACTGAGGTTACACGTTAGGCACTGACTATGATAATCGAATAGTTCGGTTGTGTCTGTCATTCTTCCATTCTACCACATTTTGGTCGTTTGCGAAAGTCGGCGCGTTCTGGTAGAATAGATGGATGAGTGACAGAGATAATCATACGCCCGAACAACCACACGAAAACCCTAAGCGCGTACAGCTTACACAGACTGCGGCCAGCCTGATCACAGGTCAGCGACAGGAAGACTACGGACCTCCGATCAAGAACTTCCAGCGCATCGCCAACCTGTGGAATGACCACATGGAGACTGACATCTTCACGCCCCGAAAAGTGGCAGAGCTTATGTTGCTTCTGAAGATGGCTAGAACCATCAACTCCCCCACAGAGGACTCGTACATCGATGCCATCGGTTATGCCGCAATCGCTGGCGAACTGGCTGGTCTCGAATACCTCGCTGAGCAGGAGCAAGACAAGTGATCGACCCTAAGAAGCAACCAATGGCAGGGGAGATCACCTTCTCCTACGATGCTTCCATCTTTGACGGTGATCCGGATGACAAGTTTGAGCTTGCTCAGCTTGAATATCAGGAGATTGTCGATGAAGTTCTGGAGGCTATCGAACGTATTGTAGGACCGACGACTCGTTTTACCCTGAGTATCAATCCGGAGTAACTCCGTGTCGTGATATGATTATTGTAGCAAATACTACTAGAAAGTGCTACAATGAATCAGTTTGAAACGGTGCAAGACCTTATTGCACATTTGTCGTCCCTGCCCACAGAAGTAAAGAATGGCCCCGTCCTGACCGCAAAAGGCGTGTCAGACAGTGAGGAATTTACCTCGTTGTCTGGCACGTCTTTTATGTATGTAGACAAAGAGTTCAAGTCGGGCTATACTGACGAAGTATGGGATGAAGAAGACCTACTGGACTCCGCCGAAGACTCCGATGAAGAGAAGGAGATTCTTGCCAAGTTCAGAAAAACTTTGGTCCTCTGGTTCGAGTAAGTTGACACCAATGATCTGATCCTGTAGAGTGGTCCCAAGACCAAAACGACGAAAGACAAGGATCAGACATGGAAAATGAATCGAAACGCGAGAAGTTCCTCTTCTGGCTCATTAAGAACTCGAAGAAGGTATGGCTCTGGCTACCCGTAGTCATTGTCTCGTCGTTCTTGGCAGGTACTGGCATAAGCGGCCTCACCGGACTGGGGCTGACCCTCTGGGGTGCGCTCACGTTCGCCGCAGGAATCAACCTCGCACTCGAAGGCGTACTAGGTGCTGACTACGCCAAAAAAGATATGTGGAAGAAAAAGACAAAGTAAAGGAAAGAAAAATGACGCAACTGACTGACCTCGTAGACCTCGACAAGCTGAACGCCCTCATCGCAGACAAGCGTATCGCTGTGCAGGTCCACCCTGCCCTGCCCCTTCGCATCTACAACTACACCAACCGCGCACAGTTCGCCAATCAGTGGACCACTGAAGAGCGCGTGTGCCGTGGACTGATCGTTGACGAAAACGATAAGGTCATCGCTCGTGGTCCGTCCAAGTTCTTCAACTACGGCCAGCCCGGAGCGCCTGAAGTTGCCCTTTCTGACAAAGTCTGGGTCTCCAAGAAGGAAGACGGCTCCCTCGGTATCGCGTACGCCTACGGTGATCATGTCGGTATCGCTACGCGTGGTTCATTTGCTTCTGAGCAGGCTGCTCGTGCATCCAGCTTGCTTACCAATGCTGACAAGGTACGTATCCGCCACAATCTCCGAAACCGCAATCAGACCCAGATTTTCGAGATCGTTTACCCCGGTAACCGTATCGTCCTCGACTACAAGGGTCTGGAGAAAAACATCCCTCTCGGTTTCGTCAACAACGACACCGGCTTGATTGAAGGCCGTAACCTTGGTGTTCTCTACGGGGACGGTATCTCCAACCATGAGATGACTTTCGCGGAGGCTATTGCGCTGCCGATCCCTGACGATGAAGAGGGCTATGTCCTCGACATTCGAAGCTTCGACAAGGCTGGGGAAATCCGTGGCCACATCAAGCTCAAGGGTGACCGCTACAAGGAGCTTCACGGCGCGATCTTCGGTCTCTCCGAGCGTAAGATTTGGGAGGCCCTTGGCCGTGGCGAGGACATGGGCGAGTTCGTATCTTCTCTTCCTGATGAGCTTATGCCTTGGGCACAGGGCGTTGTCAACCGGTTGAACGGTGAAATCGGTGAAAAGATCATCGGAGTAGCGGAGGCGTGGCAGAAGACGATGGCGGAGTTTGGCGAAAACCCTCACGACATCCCTCGTGGTGACGTTGCCCGATTCTGGTCCCAGAACTTCAAGGACATCACTGGTCCTCTCTTCTCCATGCTTGACTACCGGGAAGAGGCTGTATTTGAATGGGCGCACAAGCAGGTTCGACCTGAGCACAAGCTGTTCCGCGTCGAAGACGAGAACGCGAACTAATGGTTACACCACACGATATCTGGGAGTTCGGCTGGTCGCACACCTATGAAGAACGAAAAGGTTTCATCCAGAGTCTGGATGTTGAGGACCGTGCATGGGTAAGGGCGGAATTCATTCAGCTTGACAGTAAGTTTGCTGCGCTGGTACAATCCAAGACGAATGATATGTACTCCATAGACGTAGGAGATTACCCGGATCGTGTCGAAGCTATCAGGGCTTGGGCACGTGATGAAATTGAACCTGAGAAAGAAGAGGAAAAAAATGACTGAACAAGTAATCACCCTGACTCGCGGAATTCCCGGGTCGGGTAAGACTACCTTTGCACGCGCATGGGTAGCTGAGGACCCCGATTGGCGGGTCCGAATCAACCGCGATGACATCCGCAAGATGATCGCTGACAAGTTCCACGGCCTTTCGCGGCATCAGGAAGAGACTGTTACCCTTCTACAGAAGGCACAGGCTCGTGCTGCCATCGAGGCGAAGCTGTCCGTCATCATCGATGACACCAACCTTCGGGCTTCTACTGTAAAACAGTGGCTGGAGCTTGGGGCGGAACTGGGCGTTCCGGTCCAGCACGAGGATATTCCGTTCGATCTGGAGCAAGTGGTTGTATGGGACTTTAAGCGGGAGAAGAAGGTGGGCGAGGTTGTCATCCGTGACTTCTACTCCCGTTACTTCCAGAAGGGTAAATTCCCGGCTTGGCCTACTCTGGAAGAGGGACGTGTCAAGGGGCAGGCATACGTGCCGAACCCTGACCTGCCTAAGGCTGTATGGCTCGATATCGACGGCACTGTCGCGGATATGAAGCGATGTGGCCGAGGTCCGTTCGAGTGGCACCGCGTTGGCGAGGATGACCCCATCCAGCACGTTGTCGATGTTGTCCACGCCCTGCGGGATGCAGGCTACAAGATCGTTGTCATGTCCGGACGAGACGAAGTCTCCAAGGAAGACACTGTCCTGTGGCTGAAGAAGCATGACATCCCGTTCGATGACATCTTCATGCGCCCTGAGGGTTCTCAGGAGAAGGACAACAAGATCAAGCATGACCTGTTCTGGGAGCATGTCGCGCCCAAGTACGATGTCCGATTCGCTCTGGATGACCGGAACCAAGTCGTTGAGTTCACACGAGACGTACTGAAGATTCCTGTCTTCCAAGTTGCTCCGGGTAACTTCTAAATGGGTAAGTGGAAGCTGACCCCTGAGTGCGGCCAAACGTGGAACCCCGTTCAGCTTGCAAAATGGAGCTACGGGTGGAAGCTACGAGTGCTGGAGAACAATGGAAGACGCGTAGGTGTGGCCCTAGGCCCCATCATGCTCTTCTGGGATTTCAGCTAGTTGACAAGGACCGGCTATGAGTGTAAGTTTAACTCATAGCCGGTTCCTTACAACTGGTGGTAAAATAGATACTACAACCAAGAAGGAGTACGTCATGTCTGATACAGCAACCCTTTCCGCAAAGCCAGCACCTCCCAAGGCCGCTGAAGCTAAGAAGACAAACATCCTCAACGCTACCCATCGATGTGACCGTTGCAGTGCAGCAGCCTACGTCTTGGTGAACCTGAAGGAGTCGGACAGGCTGAAGAATGGCGGTTCGCTTCTGTTCTGCGGGCACCACTTCAACAAGTTCGAAGCCAGTCTGCTCCCGTTCTATGATGGCGATCCGATTGACGAACGCCACAAGCTTGTGTATGATCGACACACAGGCACGGAAAATTCGTAAGTAACCAAGAAAGAGACGAAATGACTGACGCAAAACTATATCTAGTAGGAGGTGCAGTACGAGACCACTACCGGGATGCTAAATCCAAAGACATCGATTTCGCCGTAGAGGCGGATTCCTTTGATGCCATGCGTGATTTCCTCAACGAACGAGACTTTGAAATCTTCACCGAGGCCGAGCGCTACTTCACCATCCGGGCACGTGCCCCAAAGGGTAAGTTCCAGTTCGGGAATTTCGATATGTCCAACACCACGTTCGACTTCACCCTGACCCGTAAGGAACGCGACTACACCGATGGTCGGCACCCTGACGTTGTGGAGATGGGAGACATCTACGATGACCTTTCCCGCCGTGACTTCACCATGAACGCCATAGCCATCAACTCCAAGGGTAAGACACTCGATCCCTTCAATGGTGTGGACGACATCTATTACTCGACCATCAAATGTGTTGGTGGAACCGAACGCCTCATCGAGGATGGACTGCGGATTATCCGTGCACTTCGGTTCCGTGTCCAGCTAGGGTTTAGCTTCGATTCGGAGGTACATGATTTCATGCTTACCCCGGAAGCCGTAGATGCCCTCAGGAAGGTCTCGCAGGACCGAGTGAGGCAGGAGTTGGCAAAAGCTCTGAAGATCGATCCTATGGCCACTCTAAGGCTTCTGACGACCTATAGCGAGATTGGTGAGCTTATCTTTGACGAGATGGGAATCTGGTTGGAGCCTACAAGTAAAAACAAGTGAAGAGGGGCCTAGGAAACTAGGCCCTCTTTGCGTTTGGGTGCTTCTGTGGTAGAATAGAGTGGTAAGGCCTTCACGGTCCCTTCTAGTTTAAGTGAATAACACATGAACTTTACCACTTACGTACTCGATACAAGCGTTCTTCTATCCGCTGGGAAAAAGGCCCTGTATTCCTTTCCGGAAAATAGGATTGTTATCCCCCTTACGGTGGTCAAGGAGCTTGAGTCCAAGCGAAATGATCCAGAACTCGGACTAGCCGCAAGGTCTGTCCTCAGGGAACTGGATGATCTCAGGAACAAGGGAGACATTAAAAAGGGAGTCCGTCTCGGAGATAACTCCGAGGTCCGAATTGAAGTCAATCACATTGACAATATCCCGGACATTCTCCGTGCGTACGCAAGTAATGATGTAAAGATCATCACTGTTGCCAAGTATCTATCGGATCAGCCCGAAAACAGGAATGTTGTTCTGGTCTCGAAGGACCTTACTCTAAAGATAACAGCTTCCCTTGTTGATGTCAAGACTCAGGACTTTGTCCCAATGGACCTTGAATCTGACCACATCGACAGCATCGGTACAGTTTATGTCGCAGATGACGTAATCAACGAAATCCACGCTGCGGGCACCACCCGTCTGGACCTCGACGTTCCGATCAATGCCTCGGTAATCCTGCGTTCTATGTCTGATGACAGTAAGACCGCTCTGGCTATCGCCAAGGCTAACTACGAATTCGTCAAGGTGAACTCCCAGAAGATTTTCAAGCTCGACCCTAAGGGTGCAGAGCAGGGAGTGGCAACCCACTACCTCATGGACCCTAAGATCAAGATTGTTTCTCTTGGTGGCCGTGCTGGTACCGGTAAGACCTCTCTGGCCCTTGCTGCCGGTCTTGCACAGGTGGACGCAGGCCTTTACAAGAAGGTGACCGTCTTCCGGTCCATGCACGCCGTTGGCGGCGAAGAGCTTGGCTTCCTGCCGGGAACTGCGGAAGAGAAGCTTTCTCCATGGGAAGCAGCTATCTGGGATTCCCTAGGGTCCTTCCTAGACTCCCCTGCCCTCGAACACCACAAGCGTCAGGGTCACATCGAAGTCCTCCCGTTGACCCACATTCGCGGTCGTAACCTGAATGGCAGGTTTATGCTTCTGGATGAGGCACAGAACCTAGAGCGCTCCACCATCATGACCGCTCTAAGCCGTGCAGGAGCCGGTACCAAGGCCGTCATGTCGTGGGATGTCTCCCAGCGCGACAACTTCAGGGTTGGCCGTCACGATGGCGTTTACGAGGTCGCCAGCCGTCTCCTAGGTGAGAAGCTGTTCGCCCACGTTTCCCTCCAGAAGTCCCAGCGCTCCGACGTTGCAGAGCTTGTATCCCGCAAGCTGGACGACTACGGGGTTTAATCCTATAGCCAAGGCCCCCTCTTCGGAGGGGGTTCTTGCGTTTTATGGCCGTAAGTGGTAAGCTGTAGGGATGACGACTAAAGAGAAAGCACTAGAAAGGGCAGCGCTGATTGCTACCACTGGCAGTATGGCCTACGGGCTGAACCATGCCAACTCCGATCTGGACCAGATGGGAGTCTTCATTGCGCCCACCGTGGAGGTTGCTGGCCTGAACTGGAACACACATTCCGAGTCATGGACAAACACATCCCCGGATGGAGACGACCTGACCATGCACGAGGTTGGTAAGTTCCTGCGTCTGTGCCTCGGTGGTAACCCGACACTGATCGAGTTGCTTTTTATGAACGAGTATAGTATACTTACAGATGATGGCAAAGAGATTGTGGCTATTCGGGATTCAATCATCTCCGAGCGAACTCTTCGTAAGTCCTACTACGGTTATGCTAAATCCCAGTTTGAGCGAATCAGACAAGACGAGGATAACTTCAAGCACAAGATGGCGCGACATACCTTGCGCATCGCCAGACAGGGTACATCTCTCATTTCGACCGGAGGGTTTGATGTGAAGGTGGACAACCCCCAAGAGTACTTCGATTTGACTACGCTACCTTTTAACGAGATGCTGGATGTCATCAGAGATGAACTAAACATTCTGGATACGTGCAAGTCGGTTATCCCTGACGAG